GCCGGAGCCGTCATCGTCGCCGCACCCAGCCGCATCGCAGACATGCATGAGCTTGCGGCGCGCGGCGCGCGGCTTCGTGTCAGGGAAAAGGTCGGGGGTGCGCATCACACACGCCCTCCCTCGCGCCCGTTGCCGGTCGCGCCAGCGTCGCTGGGGTCTGTGACATCCTCACAGGCATGAATGCCGAGGCTTCTCGCGCATCTGGTCACTTTGCTACCACCTTCAATGCGAGGATGGCTGTTGCACAATCGTCCGCCTCATCCTCGCGAATGACAGACGCATGACTGGCTGCTCTGGACTTGCACACCTTCGCCGCATCTTCCAGCGCCTGCTCGCGCGCCCATGCTGCGGCTTTGGATCGGCCGATCCATCTCGTCGCCGCCGATATTCCGTCAGCCTTGGGCGCGACGATCAGCGCGAAAGAATTGCCGTCGATGGCGATGCGCCCGGCGTAGAAACCGCCACCCATGGGGGTGTTGTACGCGAGTGTTTCTGGGTTGCAAGGGGTCATGGTCACTCCTGGGGCGGTTGTTCGGTCCAGGCGCATCGCCGCCACGGTGCGCTTGGGATCATTGGTAGGAGGCTCACTCCCCCGCCGCCCGCTGTTTGCCGCACCCAGCCGCCAGGTGCGCGCGTTCGGCGTGGATGCGGGTGAGGGCGGCATCGGCCAGGCGCACGGCGCCGCGCAGCACGGTGCGCTCGGGGTTGAGCACATCTTCGGGGTGCCGCAGGTGCAACCGGTAGGCGGCGGCCAGAAGGCGTTCGTCGGTGTCGGTTCGGGTTGTCATGGCTTGCTGCCGGGGATGTTGTAGGCTCGCCGCTCGTCGCCGATGCGGCTTGGGTGGGCCAAGTAGTCGTAGGCCCCGGTGCGGCGCGGTGGCGCCGTGGTGGGTCCGAGCGATACCCAGTTGGCTTGCCAGGGTGAGCGCTCGCTCAGGGCCTCTTTTTCGGCCTCGCGCCGCAGGGCGCTCTCGGCGCCGGCCTGGGCGGGGTCAAACAGGGCGTATTTGCGCAGGGCTTTGTCGCGGGCGGCTTGGCGGTGTGAGGTTTTCATGGGGTCAAATCCAGTTGAAATGCAGCGCAGCACCGGCTCCGAGGATGATGGCGATGGAAGCCCATGCGGTGAGGCGGTCCCATAAGGCGTTCTCGGCCTCGGCGCTGATGGGCATGGCGTCGAGCGGAGCGTGCAGCAGGGCGCGCTGTAGCCTGGCGCTGTCAGGGCCCAGTTCAGGCAAGCGAGCGCTGTAGCTGGTGGGTGTGCGCACCTCGAAGCGAGTGGGGCGGTAGAGCTTGCCGATGTGAATGTGATGGCTCTCGGCGGATGGGATGGCGCTCATCAATTGGCTCCTCAGGCGTAACGGTTGAGCACAACCACCCCGCGCGCTTCGTCGCGCGTGCAGCTGATTTGCCGGTCGGGGTGGGTTATGCGGTAGCGGGTGGCCGCCGCGCTGATCAGGTGGCGATAGGCCCAGGGCAGCTCAGCGTGCGTGTTGGGCTCAAGGCGCTCCAGCAGGGTGAATACCTGGAATTGCAGCGTCATCGGCGCGCCGCGGCCGCCTGTTGGGCGGATCACGCCATCCGCAATCGGCACGGCAAGCGGGTCGAGCGGCGGCGGTGGCGCGCTGCGCTGCGGCTTTTGCGCCACGGCGCGCACCATGCCGCCCTGGCGTTGATGCTCAGCCCACGCGGCAAACGCAGGCCCGGGCCGATAGCCGGCGCCTCCTGGCCCGCGAGCCAGCAGGCCATGCGCCAGGAGCGTGGTGAGCGATGGTGAGACGTGCGAGCTGCTCGCCACGTCGAACTTCTGCGTGATGTCTTTGCTGGTCAGCTCTTCCTCAGGGTTGAGCGCAAAAAAGGCCAACACGCGCGCCGCCAGCGAGCCCGATTCGGGGCGGTAGCGCAGGGTGGCCGGCGATACTCCGGGAATGTGGATCACGGCTGCACCTCCATGCCAGCGTCGGCGGCGATACGTTCCGCGAGTGCCACTTTCGCCGCTTCCGCTGCCTCGATCAGTGCATCCAACTGATCGACTGTGCAGTAAAGCTGCACATGTGCCGCGCCAGTACGGATGACAAGGATGGCGGCTTGAGCATCTGGAGCGTTTGAGGTGGGGCGCGCATTGATCCAAAAATCCAGCTCTCCAGAGCAATGGATATACCCGGGACTGCACAACGTGATGGTTGGGCCGGTGTAGTTTTTGCGTTGAAGTGTCGTCATGGCGGACTCGGTTCAGGTGGTCATATCGGTGGGCAGTCGCATCGCTCCGGGCGGCGAAAGATGCGGCTGGGTTTGTTGGGCCAACAGTTGGCGGCTGCCGAGGATGTAGGCGCGCACGGCGCACTCGTGGTTCAGCTGCGCCTGTCTCAGCGCTGTTTCAGTGCGCCGCAATTCGGCATCCGCCGACTCGGCTATGCAGCGCAGGTCGTCGAGGTCGAGAAGGGTGAGGTGGGGCGTGGCCATGGCATCAACCTCCCCAGACGATCCAAGCGAGCCAGCCGAACATCACGGCCCAGCCCAGATACAGCAGGGCGTAGCCCAGGGCGTCTTCGCGAGCGTTCGGCGCGCGGCAGCAAGAGCCATCGCAGTTGCGCCCTTGATTGCAGTTGTGATTGCAGGCCATTTCGTTCCCCTTGTGGCACCTGGATTGGTGCGATGGGGGAATTAAACACTATGTTTATCTTGGTGTCAACACCGTGTTTAATAAAAAAGCAGAGATTAGGGAAAACCCCTAGTCTTTGAGTGTGGCGCTGGCGCAAAAAAGCCGCCCTGAGGCGGCTGTTTCAGACGGTGTTGGAATCTAAATCCAGTGGAACCCGTGCGCCATGAGAGCGGCTAGACCGAGCGCCACGGAGATGATGGCTCCAAACAAGAGCCGAAAGTCTGTGGTCCGTATTGCGGCAACATCCTTGCGCAAATCACGCACTTCGCCCTTCAGTTCCGTGAGATCGGACTGAATGTGCTCGACTGTCGTTTCTAGCCTGGCGACGCGTGCTTCCATGCCGCCATCATAGGGCGGTTCTCCAGCGTTGTCATGCGATGGGCCTGCCCACGGCCCTGTCAATACCTTGTGATCAGCCATTGGCGCTCTCGTCGTCGAACAATTCCAGATAGCCGCAAGTCATGCACCGAAACACCGTAAGGGAGTAGATTCGCCCAGAAGGTTTGGCCGGCAAGACTTGTTCCGCAACCTGGGCGAAACCTTCGGTCGTTGGGAGTGTGATTCCCATCAGCGCGAATCGGTGGTCGGGTGGATGATCCACCAGCCGCGCGAGTGGCCCGTGGTCGTACCTGCAAACTGGCGTCACTTTCATGTGGTGTTTTCCAAAGGTGTGAATGCGCAATCACCACGACAAGAAGCCAGTGCCCGATGTCTGCGATGCGCCTGACGAAGAGGGGTTGTTGCTTCTGGAAAGTTTTCGCAGCGCACGAGCAGGCACAGTGCCCGCGACGTTGTGCATACGCTCGACTTCGGATAAGTCCAGCGTAATCGGGGCGTGCTCGTTGTTGATCGACAAAAGGCACATGGAGCCGTCACGAATCCATGCCAGCGTCTTGAGCAGCTTTCTGCCGTCGCGGCAGATGACCACCACATCTTCGCCGGGCGGCGGCTCGATGCCAGGCTCGACCATGATGTATTGGCCAGCGCGGTAGCGTGGACTCATCGAGTCACCGCGCACCCGCAGCGCATAGGCGTGCTGGTCGGTGGTCGGGTAGTCGATGACGCCATCGCCAAAACCCGGTGGGTATTGCAGTTCCTCGAAGTAGCCGTCCTGACCGCCCTTGACATCGCCAACGTAGGGCACCGCACGGAGGGACTTCAGATCGGGGGCGGGTTCGACGTTTGAGGGTTCGGGGGTGGATGATTCTTCGTTGAGAAACATGCGACCAACACCTGTCTCAATCCAGCTCGGATTGATTCCAAGACGCTGCTGAGCGGCCAATCGACCGTCTCTGGAAACGCCTGTTTCTCGCGTCTCCCAATTCTTGACCTGTTGAGGGCTGTTCAACCCAAGCATGGACGCGACATCGGTCTGGCCGACGTGACGCCCTCTCAACTTCTCGCAAGCCTCATAGAGCCTTTTCGCAGATGGATGCATTCCATCATTGTGCCCGCGACTAAACGGCGCGTTTACACGTTCGATGAAACATGGTGTTGACTTGGAAATAAACACTGTGTTTAAATTGATCCACTATGAGCGATGCTGATCGAATCCGAAGCCTTGGCGGCCCTTCTGAGGTCGCCAAACTGTTGGGCCTTCCTAAACACGGTGGCGTTCAACGTGTGCAGAACTGGATGACTCGCGGCGTTCCAGCCGCTGTGAAGGTTGCGCGTCCTGATCTGTTTATGCCCGAGCTACTCAACCGCCCAGATGCCCCGCAAGCGAAGGAAGCCGCATGACGGAAGCCAGGAATTTCGATGCTGCTGCTTAAGGTCATGGCTGTGGGCGCCTGCCTGTTGGATGTGCTGTTCCATGAGGTACAGCGTATTTTTTTTGGCCCAAAAAGGCTGTCCGTGGCTGTCCGTGATTCACGGACAGCCCATCATGGGGGAGGTTGCTGATGGACGAACTGGAGTTGTTCGACACAGTCGACGACATGCTCAACGGCATCGTGGTCGCGCTGGGGGGGCCGAAAAAGGTTGGCGGCCTGTTGTGGCCCGAGCTTCCTGTGGAGCGCGCCGCGCAGAACGTGCGCGACCGCCTCAACGCTGACCGCCGTGAATTGTTCTCGCCGCAGCAGGTGCTATTTCTCCTCAAGTCGGCGCGCGATCAGGGCTACCACGCCGGGATGCGGTGGCTGAGTGGGGAGTGCGGTTACACCGGCGTCAAGCCCGCCGAGCGCGACCAACAGAAGGCCGACTTGCAGCGCCAGTTCGTCAGGGCGGTGGACATTGTCCAGCGCCTGGGCAAGCAGTTGGAAAAGTTGGGGGCAGACTGAGATGGGCCGCCCTGTGGGTGAGGTGCGCCTCGCGCTCCAAGTGGCTGCGGCGGAAAAGCCGGGCCATCTGCGCGACCTGGCCCGGCGCGCTGGTGTAGGGTTGCAAATTGCCAGTCGCACCGTGCAGGACATGCGGCGGGCTGGCGAGCTTTCGCCTTGTGGCAAGCAGTACGTGGCATGGCGGCGGGGCCCGGTGCAGGTATGGGGTCCGCCCGATACTGATGTGCCCGGGCCGGAGCCGCGCGCCGGCACAGATCTACAGGCGCACCTTCTGCGCTCCTGGCGCTGAAGGAGAGCGGCCATGAAGAGACGCGGATCGGCCGCGTTGGCACAAATCACCCCGCAGAATCGAGGTGAGCATGGTTGATCAGAAGCAACGGCTCAGGGGGTCGGTGCCGAAGTCTTTTCTGGATGATCTGCTGGGCCGCGTGGACTTGGTGCAGTTGATCGGCCACCATGTGGTGTTGCGGAAAGAGGGCGCCGAGTTCAAGGGGCTTTGCCCCTTCCACAGCGAAAAGTCGCCGTCGTTCACGGTCAACGAGAGCAAGGGCTTCTATCACTGCTTTGGCTGTGGCGCGCATGGCGATGCCATCGCCTTTCTCACCGATCATCTGGGGCTGCCCTTTCGCGAGGCCGTGGAGGAACTGGCTGGCACCGTGGGCATGGTGGTGCCTGATGGCGGCGCGGCGCCTGCTTCGGTGTCGCCAAGGGGCGCGACGTCGCTGCCTGCGCGAAGGCCTGAAAAGCGCAAGTCGGTGTGGCAGGCCGTCACGCCCGTGCCACCGCATGCCCCCGCACCGAGCTTCCGGCACTATGAGCGCGGCCAGCCTGCCGTGGTGTGGGCCTATCGTCGTGGCGACGATTTGCTGGGGTATGTCTGCCGTTTCAACACCAGCGACGGCGGCAAAGAGATTTTGCCCTACACCTGGTGCGTGGACATCAGCGACGACCGGGGGCTGAGCCAGTGGCATTTCAAGCAGTGGGACGAACCGCGCCCGCTTTTTTTGGCGGCCAGCGCACTGCGCGGGTTGCCGGTGCGGCTGGTGGAAGGCGAGAAGTGCGCGCAGGCCGCGCACGATATGCTCGGCGATCAGTTCGACTTTGTGAGCTGGCCTGGCGGCAGCAAGGCTGTCGACAAGGTGGATTGGTCTTGGCTGGCCGGGCTCGATGTGACGGCCTGGGCCGATGCTGACGCCAAGCGCGTGCGTCTGAGCAAGGCCGAAGAGGCCGCGGGCGTCGATCCGCTGAGCAAACCGTTCCTGCCACTGGAGAAGCAGGGCGGCTATATGGCGATGGCGGCCATTCTCACCCGGCTCAAGACCGAGCACGGCTGCACCGTGCGGCTGTGCCCGATGCAAGATCCCGCGGTGCAAACGGTTCCCGATGGCTGGGACGTGGCCGACGCCATCGCCGAGGGCTGGACGGCTGAGCAGGTGCAAGCGCATTTCGATGCGGCTCAGCCCTTTGTGCCCCGTGATGGTGCGATGGCGGAAGATATTGGCCACGCGCGTGCGAAAAGTGCGCCTGCCCCTGCAACGGCTGGCGCGGGCCTTGGGTTCGATCCGCTGGCGTGGCGCGTGCATCTGATCTGCAACAACAAGGGCGAAATCCGCCCTGTTCGGGAAAACCTCGTGCTCGCTCTCGATGGCATTCCGTCGCAGGGCATTTCTCCGGCCGAGGGCGCGCTTGGCACCATCGCCTACAACGAATTCACCAACGATGTCATGAAGCCCAGGGCCACGCCATGGGGCACGCCGGATGGCGTTTGGACCGAGGTGGATGAGCTCAAGATGGGCGAGTGGCTGGTGCGCCAGCATCGGCTGCCCAGCATGCCGCGCAGCACGCTGGAAGAGGCTGTGCGCATGGTGGCCTACAACCGCCGCTATCACCCGGTGCGCGATTACCTCACTGGCCTCAAGTGGGACGGCGTGAAGCGGCTGCACACCTGGCTGGCCCGGTGCTGCCTGGTGGACGATGAGTGGGACATTGCCAACGATCCGCTGCACGCCTATCTGGCCCGTGTGGGCACATGGTTTTTGCAGGGCATGTGCGCGCGGGTGATGCAGCCCGGCGTGAAGTTCGACTACATGCTCATCCTTGAGGGCGCGCAGGGCATTCGCAAGAGCACGCTGTTTCGGGTGCTGGCGGGAGATTGGTTCGCAGATACGGGGCTCAACCTGGGCGACAAGGACAGCTACCAGCAGCTGCAGGGCCGCTGGCTGTACGAGTTCAGCGAGCTGGACAGCTTTGGCAAGACAGAGACGACGAAGGTCAAGGCGTTCATCGCTTCTTCGGCCGATTATTTCCGCGCTTCGTTCGACCGCCGTGCGCGGGAGTATCCGCGCCAGCTTTGCTTTGGTGGCACCACCAACGAACACCACTATTTGACCGACCCTACCGGCAACCGGCGCATGTGGGTGGTGCGTGTTACGCGCGATGTCATCGACATTGATTGGCTGGTGGCGAACCGCGACCAGCTTTTCGCCGAGGCCATGCAGCGGTTTGCGGACGGCAGGCGTATGTACCCGACGCCGGAAGAAGAACGCGAGTTTTTCTCGCCTCAGCAGGGCGAGCGGGAGGTGGAGAACGCCATTCAGAGCGCCATCACCAAGTATCTCTACAACGATGCCGGCGACGGCGTGCTGGTCAACGAGATCAGCCTGGTGGACCTGCTTGGCAAGATTGGCATCGGCATCGAAAAGCTGGGACCGGGCCGCTTCCATGAAAAGCAGGCCGCCAGCGCTTTGCGAAGGCTTGGATGGTCCGAAGGACGCAGCAGCGCGCCGGGACGGCCGCGCGTGTATCGACGACCCCAAGAGGATGCCAGCGCAAGCGAAACATCGCGGGGCGATATCAACAACGACCAGGATGGAAAAGATGACTGCCCGTTCTGACCTCATCAACGCCCGCGCGCACGGGCACGAACCAGCGAGGCCCGCAGACGGCCGCCTGACTGACCAGGGAACGCCATGCGTGGCGGAAAAGGTCGGGGCGGTGCTGGGCATCACCATGTAGTCGCCCCATCAGGTCAGCGCAGGCTGTCCGTGTGTCCGCGTGTCCGTGAGGTTTTCGTGATTCGTGAGATTGCAGCACCTTCGTCCGGTGTTGCAAATCACGGATCAGGGAGGCATTCACCCTGCGAATCCACGATGGACTGCAAACGATCAAGCGGGCCTGCGCGATCGCGCACCCACGCCCGCTCGGGAACGATTGAGTGTGTTTTTGATACTCCATGAAAAGTAGGTGGACACATGGACAAGAAGGATTGGAGCTGGATGCAGCAGCACATGCCTGGGGTGATTGCATTGATCAGATCAAAGCGGCAAGACCTTGGCTCGGCATTCGTCAACACCTGCTGGCGGCGCGGTGTGTTGCAGTGTGAGCCCGGCTGGTTCTACGCCCGCGAAGGGGCGGTGGCCGTTGGGGTGCCCTTTGTGGGCAGCGAAATCGATACCGTCCTTCGTGAGCTTGGGGCATGGGATGAGCTGCGCGATTCCCCGCTGCTGATGCTCAAAAGTCTGGGTGTTGTAGGAGAAAATGATGGCGCAAATTGAGTGGGTGCACCTGCGGCTGTTGAACTGGGCGCGCTGGAGTTCAGAACGAGCGTCCAAGGGTCTCGGCTATCCGCGCGCCTCGGCGTTTGCTAGGGCTGCCGGGGCTGCGCGGCACGGTGAGGAGCGAAACTCTATTCCCGTGGACAGCATCGCGGCCGATGAGACCGAGACGGCTGTGTTGGCACTTCGGGCGCACGACGGCGCGCTTCATGCCTTGATCGTTTTGTACTACCTGCGTGGTCTCACCCGGCATGATGTTGCTTCGCGTCTGGCCATTGGAGAGAGGCGCTTCTACCAGCGGCTTGACGAGTGCCATAGCTGGCTGGCCCGGTGGTTCAACGATAGGCAGCAGGCGCGCAGGGCGGCGCGTGCGCCCATGGATCAGCAAGTGTGACGTTTTCCATTCTGCAAGTTTCTGGCATATTCGATCATCATGATCCACCTCGACATTCGCGCCGATCTCAGGAAGATCGACCTGCAGCTGTCTCGGCTTCAGGCCCAGGTTCGTGACCGGGTGATTGGTGCGGCACTCAATAAGACGATCGCCAAGGGCAAGAGCGAGATGAGCCGCCAGATCCGGGCAGAGTTCAACATCAAGGCTAAAGAGGTGAACGGGCAGATGCGCGTGCGTCGGGGCAGCGCCGGAAATGGCAACCTCATGGCCACGCTGGAGGCGCTTGGCAAGCGTCGAGGGCATACGAGTCGAAATGTTGCCATGTTCCGGGCAAAGCAAACGCGACAAGGTGTCACCGTTCAGATCAAGAAGACAGGTGGTCGCAAGTTGATCGCGCATGCGTTCATTGCGAACAACGGTCGTACTGTATTCATTCGCGAAGGCAAATCTCGGCTTCCAATCAAACCGGTTGAAACGATCGATGTGCCGCAGATGTTCAACACGCGCCGCATCAACGCTGCTGTGCTGAAAAAGATCGAGCGCGAGTTTCCGATCGAACTTCAGCGCGCTTTCGCGGCGCTCGCCGCACAGGTATGAGAGCGAGGATGGTGCCGCGGTCTTCGGGTCCTTCCCAGGCCCTCGCGCCCCACGGCGCGAAACGGCGCGGTTTCCCTCTAGCTGCAGAAATTTCGAATAGGTTAACGAGTCGCTTAACGTCCTGATCTTGTTTAACAATGGGCGCCGCTGAACTGATCACGCCTGCCGAGTACGCGCGCCGTCGCGGCGTCTCGCGTGCGGCCGTGTCCATTGCGGTCAAGGCCGGTCGCATCTCGACCATCGACGGCAAAATCGATCCGACCGTCGCTGACATTCAATGGGAAGCGAACACGCGTAAGGCAGTTGGCCGCGGTGGACGTGGTGACACTCATGCCCATGACGGCGCGGCCAACGCGGCGGATGCCGCGA